CACTACAACTTTAACTGGCGCATCAGTAACTTTATCTTCCATTTCAGGAAGTTACAATGATTTGCAGTTAGTCATTAGAAATTACAAACCAGCAACAGATACGACTGCTTTAAGATTAAGAATAAACGGCGATAGCGGCGCGAATAGATATTTTCAAACAAATACATCAACATCAGATAATGGCGGCAGCGCTTTGGCTTTTGATGATACTTCTATGGCAATAGGTGCAACCAATGATAACTCTGTCGCGAATGGTTTAAGCGTTTTGAATTTTTATGATTACACCAATGCCACAACTTGGAAGATATTGGATTTCAGAGGAGTAACTGTTGATACAACTACTACGACCAATTTCAGAATGTATAATGGTCATGGTGCTTATAATCAAACTGGATCTATAACAAGTTTATTTTTATTTCCTGCTTCAGGAAATTTTACATCAGGAACCGCACTACTTTACGGAGTAAAATAATGACTAAAACATCTCGTCCAATGGTAAGGATTCATAACACAGAAACGAATGAAATAATTGATCGTGAAATGAATGATGAAGAATTTGAAGCGTATAAAGCACAACAAGCAGCACAAGCGGTAGCCGATGCGGCAAAGGCAAAAGCCGAAGCAGATAAGGCTGCGCTATTGGCTCGTCTTGGCTTAACCGAAGATGAATTAAAAACTATTCTCGGATAATGAAGCCTAAGTTATCTAAGTCTGCTATCCAACTTCGAGAACAAATTGACGATGCCTTCGCCGATCGTGATCGTCGCTCGGACTCAGGGGCTTACTCAGATGCAAGGCATGCTGCTCGTAAGTCTGACCACAATGCGGATGCTAATGGTTGGGTACGCGCCATCGACATTGACCGTGACTTATCGAAAGGGCGGGATGTCATGCCCGACTTGGTTAATCAGATTCGACTTTATGCCAAAAAGCATGGACGATTTACTTACATCATATTTGACAAAAAAATTGCTTCACCCATCCTTAACTGGAAATGGCGCAAATACAAAGGCATTAACCCACATGTCAAACATGCACACTTCTCGTTTCGCAAGGATGCTGACATGGATGGCTCGTTTTACAAAGAAATCCCTATGATCGGAGAAAACTAATGAATATCAAAAACCCTATATTCCTCACCGCAGGTGCATTTCTTTCTGCTTGGGCAGCTTCAAACTTCGATGTCGATTATCGCGCAATTCTTTGGGCGGTTCTAGCAGGTGTCTTTGGTTACGCCACTCCCAAAAAGTAATGAGCACGCAGGACTTGGCGGTTGTTGTAACTGTTGCGCTGAGCGTTATTGGTTCATTTATTGGATCGGTCAAATGGTTAGTAAAGCATTACCTAAACGAGTTAAAGCCAAATTCAGGAAGTAGCATGCGCGACCAAATTACCGCATTGGAAGCGCGTGTCGAAACAATCATTCGCATCCTAGAGAAGTGACAATTTACTCATGGCAAGGAAAGCAACTAAGCAGCTAGAAGAACAAGGCTATTCAAAACTTGATGCTTACTGCATTGGACTTCATGAGTTTTACAAGTCTCTCAAGCGAGCAGGTTTTCCCGATTCAATTTGTATGTCAATGATTATGGAAAAGAGTGCGTATCCTGATTGGCTTTTGCCTACTCCAATAAACCCAAACATTCCTGAACCTGACTGGTATGACGATGAGGATGAATGACAAAAACGAAATCCAGGATTCTAGTAATTTCAGATTTACAGATTCCTTACCATCACGAACAAGCCGTCAAGAATTTAATCAAATTAGTCAATAGGGAGAAGTTCGATCTTGTCATCAACACAGGCGATGAATTGGACATGCAATCCCAATCCAAATGGGCAAAAGGAACAAGGCTTGAGTGGGAAGCGACCCTCGATGCTGATCGAAGCGTTGCTCAAGAAATTCTTTGGGACTTACGCACAACAGACATCACTCGAAGCAATCACACGGATCGGTTGTATCACACACTCCTTCGAGGAGCGCCGTCCCTAATCGGTTTGCCTGAACTGGACTATCCAAAGTTTATGGACTTCGCCTCATTAGGCATCCGTTTTCATAAGAAACCTTTTGAATTCCATCCAGGTTGGGTTTTGGTTCATGGGGACGAAGGTTCTATGAACTCCAACGCAGGACTCACCGCACTCGGTTTGGCTAAGAAATTTGGCAAATCGGTTGTTTGCGGTCACACCCATAGAGCAGGCATTAGTGCCTATTCTGAGGGCATAGGAGGCTCGTACAGGACTCTTTGGGGCGTAGAGGCAGGTAATGTCATGGATAAGCGCAAAGCCTCTTATTTGAAGGCTGGAGCGGCTAATTGGCAGATGAGCGTAGCCATCCTTGAAACCTACGGGAAAAACCTTTCACCTATGCTTATTCCTATTAACAAGGACGGCTCATTCACCGTGTACGGCAAAACTTATGGATAACCTTATTCGAGACATTTACCCCGTTTATCGGACAATTGATGACTCAATGGACGACACGGAATTGTTGCCGTTTCGTTGTGGGAAATACAAGACAATTTCCTAAATCTATGCAACCCTAATCCTGTAGCGAACCCAGTAGCTGCAAAGGGAGCAACAAATGAACTCATTAACAATTCTTACAGTTGTAGGAATCTGCATTGCAATTTATGCCTCATTTAGATTTGGTCAAGAGTGCGGTTACGATCAGGGAATGGTCGATGGTCGTAAAGCAGTTAGAAATTATTATGAGCAGGTTGGTCGATGAAAGCAACTGAAGCGCTTATCAATGCAATCGACATCATGCAAGATCGTGGCAAGGTCTACGGTCATCCGCGAATCAATCAAGGTCGGATATCTCAAAGGCTATCCAATCTATTCGATTTCCCAATCACAGATGCTCAAGCTGCACTTGCAATGGTCGAAGTCAAACTTAGTCGAATCCAAGAAACCCCTAGTCATATCGACTCCTATATCGACTGCCTCGCTTATATCGCAATAGCGCTTGAACTTGCCACTGAGGAGGATGAACTTTATGTTTAATCTTGACAATTATGAGCCAGTTGAAAAACGACTAGGCAATCCTGAGAAAGTAACTACATTTTGGGGGGACTATCCTGATGGGCGTATTGAAACAGAACTCGTATCTTTCCAGGGTGATCGATACATTGTTAAAGCATGGCTTTATAGGACTTACATGGATAGCGTGCCGTTCTCCTCAGGACTCGCAGAGGAGAGCGTTAGCAGTAGAGGGGTTAATGCTACTAGCGCGTTGGAAAACTGTGAGACTTCTGCAATCGGTCGTGCTCTTGCAAACGCAGGTTATGCAGCTAAAGGAAAGCGACCATCCAAAGAGGAAATGATTAAGGTTGCAAGAAGCGAAATCTCAAAGCCAAAAGCCGAATACATTCCTGTTGAGAAAGAAGATGATCCTTGGACTATTAAGAATGTTGAAATGCCTAAAACATCAGCAGAGGCAGTTACATTGGTCAAGGAAATTATAGGCGGTACAACTGACAAAGATGTTCCTCGTTGCCCGCATGGGGAAATGCATTGGGCGCATGGAATGACAAAGGCAAACAAGGCTTGGGGTCATTTTAAGTGCATGGCAGCGGCAACAGGCGAACTTAACAGATGTCCAAAAGGTGAGGATGTTATTTGGTACGAGATAGCACCTGATGGCTCATGGCGACCACAAAAGAAGCGTGCATGATGATAATTGAAAACAAAGTCATTATTGCTGCTAGGGCAAGGAAAACTTCTCGAATAGCTGCTGAACGAGTTTATCCAAAGTCAGGTTCAATTCGTTTGTCAGTCTATGAGTACCTTATTAGACAAGGACTTCGAGGCGCAACGGATCAGGAAATGCAATCAAACTTAAATCTATCAGGTGACACAATTCGACCAACTCGAATGACATTGCTTAAGGATGGATTCATAATCGATTCGGGCGAAACCCGAAACAATACAAATGGCAATCCTTGCGTTGTTTGGCGTGCCATAGATACAGGAATGATCTTGTAATGGCAGAAATGATTATTTTTAGCGATGGTGAAGCGACCATCGTGGGCGGTGAATTGGAGCAACCTGAACAAATTGTTATTTATTGTGACTTATGCAATGAGCCAATAGCAATTACTGCAGTTGCTCATGATGAAGTATTTCTTCAATGCTTAAGGTGTCACGCCGTTAATGGCAAGCCAACATCGTAAGCATCGAGGTTATGCGACCGAAAGGCTCGTTGCCAACTACTTGCAGCAGTGGTGGCACGCAGCTAGTGTAGGTCGAGGTCAAGGCAAAGATGTTCACGGTGTCCCGTTCGACATCGAGATCAAAGCGCGCAACTCACTTGACATCAAAGGGACACTGCGCCAAATCAAGGCACGCACTGCCAAAACTGGGGAGTTAGGTTTTGCGTGTTTCAGACTCAATGGTCAAGGGGAAGCATCAGTCGGGGAGTTCGTCTGCATGTTGCCACTGAGTGATTTGGTTCAGTTATTAAGAAAAGCAGGTTACACAAAAATTCCTGCAAATATAGATTGGGAGAAGTCATTAGTTCGATGCAATAATTGCGGTACTTGGAAAGTAAAAAATTGGAGTTGTAGAATTTGTGAATCGGAAAATAATGCCAACCTATGAATACCGTTGCCCATTATGCAATTTGCAGATGGAGTTGGAATTACCTATGGAGCACGACCTGATTAGATGCACTGACTGTGGCGCACAAGCAAACCGAATCTATTCTGCTCCCGGACTCGTGTTCAAAGGTAAAGGGTTTTACCGAACGGACAACGCATGAGCGATGAATGGTACACACCTGCAATTTTATTTAATTTGTTGGGGCTTGAATTTGATTTAGATGTTGCCGCACCCAAAGGCAACAAAGGTCATGTTCCTGCTGATCGCAAATACACCATAGAGGAGGATGGTTTGGTTCAGCCTTGGGTTGGTCGTGTTTGGATGAATCCACCTTACAGCAAACCAGCCCCTTGGATAGAAAAGTGGCTTAATCATAACAACGGGATTGCATTGTTACCAATGGCAAAATCTAAATGGTTTAATCGAATGATTGAATCAGATGCAAAATTTATTGTATTGCCATCAGTGTTCAAGTTTGAAAGTCCTGAAGGAAAACCATTGAGCCTGATGATGGGATCAACTTTATGGGCTATTGGTGAATCAAACATTGAAGCAATTGGAAAAATTTCTAAAATTCGATAAGAAGAAACGCCGTTCTGACCTGCGATAATAGAAATGGATTTGACATGATGAGTACACTCAGAGGGCTAGAGCCCATCAAGGGCTCACAGCGAGCCGCTCAGCGGACAGCTCGCAGGGTAGCCATCGTTATCGGGATAACTATGTTTGCACCTATGGCACATGCAAACACGGGCTCAATAAATCAATATATTTACAATCCTAAGAAATACATAAAAGCAACAATGCCTAAGCATGAGGCTAAATGCCTTAGATTGCTTATAGGAAAAGAAAGCGCATGGAATTACAAAGCCATTGGCAATCTTAATGGAACTCATCAAGTCTATGGACTATTACAAATAAAGAATCCCATTGCTAAACACATGAACCCTATGCAACAGATACAGTTACACATGCGATACTTAGAACACAGGTATCAAGGTTCAGCGTGTAATGCGTGGAAGCATTGGCAAAGTAAGGGATGGCATTGAGTAGCAGCTTAAAGAACAATGGATCATCTACTCGATGGAGAAAGATAAGAGCGCAAGTCATTCGTAGAGATGGCGTATGCCAGCGATGCGGAAGTGATGAAGCATTGAGTGTTGATCACATAGTGCCTCGAGCACTTGGAGGAAACGATTCGTTTGATAACTTGCAAGTTCTATGCACTTCATGCAATTCACGCAAGGGGGGTAGGTTTTTTGAGAGCGCAAGGACAC